TTTAATTTTTAAAATATCATTCGCCATTTCAATCAAAGTATCTGATGCTCCAGTTGAACTTGGGTCTACCGTAGTTGTTGGTAATGTCGTATAACTTATCACATTTCCTAACTTATCTTGTTTACCATCGGTACCTGAAGGACCAGGATACGCTGATGGGTAATACATAACAGTATTTGCTCTTGCAACATAAGAAATATAAACTTGTTGTACATTTGTCATACTTTGAGTAATTGTAGTAACTGCATTTAAATAAGTACTTCCTTTGGTTTTAACAACATTTGTATAATTTTCTTTAAGTTGTCTCATTACTTTATTTGAAAAATCTTTACTACTAATTAATTGTAAAAATCCTTCGTCACCATTTTTAATGTCTTTAATTAACTCATCAACAATTACATTAACTCTCGCCTCTGTATTATTAGGTTTTCCAAAAAGATTTACAGGTTCATTTTTATCAACTAAGAACGCACCATTTGTATAATTTCTTTCTAACATCCATTGTTGACGTAAAGCATTATTATATTGATTAACGGTCTCTTCACTTTTATTTACAACATTTGTAAAATAATTTTGAGTTTCTTCCGAGAATTTATCCATAAATGATTCATAACTAATGGTACCTGTTTGTCCTGTAGAACTAATACTATTAGTTAATATTGTTCCAATGGTATTTTCATTTGATAATCCATTGTTTGGTTGAGCACTATTAATTGTTGGAGGTGCAACCCCAGATAACGCCGCAAATTGTAAGAACTCCTTATCCAACACAAGATAACTTGTATCAGTAACATCTGCCCTATCATCATAAATCTCAGTATTTGCGTAGTAGTTGAATGTAAGAGCGTTCTGTAATCTATCAACAGATTCTTTTAATCCACTACCACCAACAAAGTTAAATGCTAAAGTAACCTTAGCAATCATAGGTTGAACTCCAATACCCTCAGGATTCATATCAAGTCCTTCATAAGCAATACTCAAACTTGTTGGTATTATCTTGGTATTGTAAAAGTCCCCAACTCTTAAAATAAGAACTGGTGGTGCCCCAAATGCCGTGTTGGTTGCATTATTATATTCTAACACATCTTTACCTCCAATAGATTTAACCACAGGTATTGTATCACCAGGTCTCATACATTGTTGTAAGAAAGTAAGTCTTGTGTTTAATCCTTCAGGTGTCATTGAGTGAAATGCTGGTTGGAAGAATTTTAATTTGTCCTTAAGGTTATCATAAACCATAGGGGTTTCCTCTTTAATTACCTCAAAATAATCACACTCAGATAATAAGGCTCTTAACACTCTTTTGGTTATATTATCTCTCGGTATTACAGTTGTTTCTACCGTTGTTTGAGTTTCAGTTGTAGTTACAACATTACCTGTCACCACAGTTGTTTTCTTTGGTGGTAAAACAGGTGTTGGTTCTGTTATGTTAGTCGTTATACTTGATATAAATGCCCTTCTACAAGCCATCGCACTTGTTGTGAACACATCTTTAGAACCCGCTTGAGTATCACCACCAACAGTGTTATTATCATTATCTGTACAGTTAACCGTATTACCAACATCCATTTCATCTATTGAAAACGGACCTTGTGTTTTTTTAGATTTTTTTGGTTGTGATGTTGTATTCTCACCAAACCCTTCACCACTTTTCAATATTAATCTATTTGATTTAACAAATTTATTAGTTGCTGGATATTCGGTAAAGAATTTAATAACAGATGCAATTCTTCTTGCAGAAAGTTCTTTATTATATGATTCAGTCGCTGGTGCAGAACAACTTGAGCTAATTACAATTGTAATGTTTGTATTAGGTTCAGTATTTGTTGTTAATAGTTCGGCAATTTTATCGGCTAACTGTTGACCAATTTGATAGTTTGGTGTAACAACAGTATTGAAGAACTCATCTAACTGAGCACCATTTGGCTTACTAGTATACAACCCAACGTTTGTTGGTGATGTATATCTGTCATACTCTTGAGCATAATTTGGAATTGGTTTATTTTGTTTTGGAAAATCATTACCAAAATAAAAGGCAATTTGTTGGTATTTGTTTAATTCAACACTACCTGTCGCACCTCCACCACCAGAACCTGTTACTCCACCACCACTGTTAGACGCAGCAACTGTTGGGTTTCCACCATCAATAGTATTGATAGCGTATTGCATCTGTTCTCTTGTAATTTCTTTAGATGTAATGGCTTGTTGGATTTGGAATAAATCGTTTGGATTAATTGTATAATATTTTTTGGCAAGTTCATATAAATCGTATTTTCTACATCCTGCAAAGAATGAATCTAAAATACTATCAATTCTTGGTTTGTTTGTTTCGTTTGCTAACACCTTGTTAACAATAACATTTAACACTGAAGGATGGTCAACAACAATATCCCATGTTAAACTACCTGTTCTACTTGTACTTTTGTAAGTATAAATTGGTTCAGGTCTTCCAAGGAATTCGTTTGGATTCCAGTTAGCCTGTACTGATTCGTTGAATGTTAAGTTATATGGTGGGAACCACATTACTCTACCTCCATTTGGTCCTCGTTCACAAACCGCCAAGTCTGAAACCGCAAAACCTGGTGTGTTTGATGTTGCCCATGCCAAGTTCTCCAATGAGAACATATATTTTTTAGCATAAGCATTATTCATCGTACCAATAATGTTAGTTGAGTCTTGTCCTCCCTCTTGTTTGTTTGGTGCAATATTAAGATTATATGTCTTATCTAATACAGACCACGCAAATCTTCTACCTTCAGTTGTAATACCATCGGTTTTTTGAAGGTCATTATATTGTAAATAAGGAATATCTTTGGCAAATACACGACAATATTCTGTTCCAACCTCTTGTCCGATTGCTCCAACATAACTTAAAACTCTTGAACCTTTTGTCATTTCTTTGTACCCATCATGGAATACTTTACTAACTTGGTCAATCGCGTTACCCGCATGTTTTAGACGGTTACCACCTTGTGGTTGGCTATCAATTAATCTTTGGGTGTCATCTAATATAGAACCTTCTCTAAAAGTTCTTTCAGTGGACTCTGTTGAGTTGTATGATGATGGTTTAAAGTCTTCGTCATTATTTGTGATTTCACCACCAATACCAACTTTTTTACCAGCATTACCTTTGTATTTTGGTGATACCCATGTGAATCCACCTTCAATACCCCCACCATTACTATAAGTCGGTCCGTTAGCACCAAGTCTAATTTCTTTACTTGGTCCTTCATATAACTGAGCCAACTCTTCGGGACCATAAACAGGTGATTGTACTTCATTACCATAAGGGTCGTTTGGTAATGAACCTGATGGTGAAAAAATTCTTGATGGTTCAGATGTTGTTGAACCAATATAATAATTGGCGTTGTTTGTGTTGGTTCCAACCAAAGCTCCACCCAAACGGTCGATTAATGTTCGGTCGTAACTTGGCTTGTATCTGTTAAAGTTAATATTCTTAAACAATAAAGATTTTTGACCTTGTCCTGTATTTTCAAAGAATATTTGGGAACCTGTCTTACCCGCACCTAAAAGATTACTAATAAGTTTACCACCCGCAGCTAATGGATTACCCAATAGAGCTTGTTGGATTGTGGTTGGTTGTGGTGGATTAACACTTGGGTCCCAATAAGAACCTGGTATAGTTGAGAACGGTAATTGACTACCTCCAAGACTTAAGGCAAATTGAGCTGCAGCTCCCAACGGATTGTTTGGTACCGTAATATTATAGTTTGGTTCAATTATCGGAACATTACCAGTTAAAATATTAACAAGATTTGTACTACTATTAACATTTAAAATGTTGGCTCTACCAATAGTTTCTCTAATGATTGCTCTACCAATTCGGTCTTGAAATTCTTTCTTTAAAGTCTTGGCACCTAAACGAGCAATAAATGAATCTGAACTCAATAACCCATCACTACCAAGTGGGTCAGGATTTAATAATATTGATACCGCACGATAAGATGATGGTGTAAAGGTATAATATGGTTGTCCGTTTGGTGGTCTGTCTTGGTCAGGTCTAACAGTTTCTAATGATGAAACCGCCTCACCCGCATCAAAATTATTCGGACTTGAATAAGCGTTTAATGGTCTCCATATTTGAGTTGCCGCAAATCCCGTATCAACAATGTGAGCATCTTGTTGACCTGGTCCATATTCACCCTGATTAGAAGTTGTATTTAAGTTTCCACTAATGTCAGGAGCAAATTCATATCCTCCTTCATTACCCCATCTGTTAAGAGTATATTGTTTGTCGGCAAAAAATGTTGTATCAATTAAAAAATCAGGACTGTCAATAACAGAAATGTCTTGTTGAACTACTTCATATGTTATTGGCGGGGTCGCAGGACTAGGTGATTTAGCATAAGGTACTAAATTACGAGTCATCAGTTTTTTTCTGAATCCTTCAGTACTAATATAATCTAACGGACTACCCATTTATATGTTTACTAATAAATAGGTTGATTGAGTTTTTTTTATCATTGATAAGTTGGAACACCCGCACCTTTTGTATCTTTTCCAAGAGTTGCAACATATTGTTTAAATCCTTCACTATTGAATATTTGAGTTAATTGTTGTTGTGTTAACCCATTAGCTCCAACAGGACCATCTATAGTTATTTTAATATTACCCGTTACGTTGTTTGTAACATTAGTTGTTTTTGGTTGAGTTGTTTCAATTTGTTTTGATGCCATTTTAGATTGTAAAGTTTCACCTAAAACATTTGACTCACTTAGAGGTTTTACTTGAGCCTTTTGTTTAACCGCCTCAACCGAAGACTTTAACGGTGAACCAAGTGCTTCCAAAGTTTCATTTGCAAATGCCCTAAATTCTTTTTCAATTCCACTACTTCCTTTAATATTTTTAGCACTGGCCTCTAAAATACCTTTAAGAGCTTTCGTTCCACTTTCACCCAATGAATTTGCTCCACTAATAACACTATTTTCTAATTGTTCAATTTTTTTAGTAAAATCGGCGTCAGAAATTTTACCAGCGTCTTTTGCGGTAAATAAATCTCTCATTTTATCTATCGCTCCCGTAACATTTTCAGTAATTTTAGCACTCTCAGGAATTGCCTTATAAACGTCTTTTGATAATTCTCTTAAAATTCTGTCAGCTCCATAAATGTTTTCACGAACTACAGGTGTTGCCGCAACACCATAAGCAACTTTAGCTGCAATCGCTTTAACATTTGCTGCCATATCTTGTGCAACAGTCAATTGACTTGATTGAATGTCTTCAAGAGTTTTTGGTCGATTTTCTTCTCTTTCTTTTAGAGCGTCAAATTGTTCTTGAGTTAACTCACTTAGTTTCTTTTGTTCTATAATACCTGTTTGGTCATTTTTAAGTTGAACCACATATTGTCCATCTTTCATTGTTGCCATATTTGCCAACAATTGTTTGTCTTCTTCTTTGTCAAACTGTATTTCAGGACTTATATTAGATATTCTTTTATCTAAATCTGCGGCGGCTAAAGCAGCTTTACTTAAAGACCCCGCAGACATACCAGCTTCTTGTTCAATTTCTCTCAACATTAAGACCCCTTGAGGATTTATCTTAAATGTTTGTGTTTTTTCATCAAACTCTGTAAATTGTTTTGACGCTTTAATAATACTATCTTGTAATCCCGATGGGTCTGTTAATGATTGATTCATTAATGCAAACGGGTCAGTTAAGTTTCCAATAGATACACCTAACCTTTGTAATCCAGCAGCGGTTTCAATAGCCCCTTCAGGTGTTAAAACTTTTTCCGCAAAATTAAATGTTTCTTGCATGTCCAATCTTAACATTGATGCTTGTGCCGCCATTTTTGCTAAACCTGCAACACCACCTTCAAACTGATAACGGTTCATTTTGGACATGTTAGCATTAACATCCCCCATAACCGTTTTAGAGTTCAATCCAACACTTTGAATATAATCAATAGAACTTTCTAAGTTTGTACCTATTTGAGAAGCCTCAATACCTACGGTAGCAAAATTTTCAACCAATGTTTCCGATTCTATACCTAATATTTTACTAGCGGCATATAATTTTGAAACTTGTTCTTCCGTTGCAATTACATTTCTTCTTGACCCCTCAGCAATACCCTCCATCGTGGCGGCAGCCGATGCTGCATCACCACCTAAACGAATTACTCCAGCGGCAGACCTAGAAATGGCGTCTCCCAACTCATCCATTCGGGTTCTACCCATTACAAATGTTTGGTTCAGTCTTTCAGATAAATCAAACATGGTGTCCATAGCCTTGGCAGCTTCCTCAAGAGGTGATGCAAGACTTTCAACACTTTTCTTTAACTTATCGATTTCTTCTTTTGACGGCATTTAAGTTTTGGTTTCTATATAAATAGAAGAAGGACTAATTTTTTTAGTCCTTCTGATTATCTTCTATCCATTTATTGAGTAAATATTTCCTAACAAATATCGGCATCCTCTCAAAATCTTGATAAGAAACTTTTAACAATGTTGTTAGATAATAAAATTCGTCGATTTGACTCTTCCTATACTCAGAAGAAAGGGCGAAAAAAGTCGACCCCAAAACCAACATTCACTGTTAGTTTTTCTCCTGACGGGGCCATAATAGTTTTGTTCATGTCTAATCTTGGTTCATTTTCATTCATAAAATTTCTAATGAATTTAGAATCCGCAATTGGCATTGACTCAATAAATTTAGCAATCTGAGATTTGTCTCTTGAACCATCAACCTCTAAAATTTCTCTCTCCATTCTCCACGTAACCCTTGGAACAACTCTACCTTGTGGGTATGTTGACGCTAATCGATTGATGTCTTGAATTTCACCATAAGTTAATGGTTTAATTTTAATTGTTGATTGTGATTTTGGTAACATGATTGTAAAGGTACCATCTTCACCTGGTTTTTGATTTCCAACAATTGACAATTCATCCAACACAACTGTAGTTTGGAATTGTTTTTTAGTTGTTGGGTCAGTAACATTTAAAGTTATTTCAGGACCAAAAGCAGTATTTCTTAAAAAGATAAGAATTGCTTCAACATCACCTTCAACTAATTCTTCAACTTTAATATCTGGCTCATATATTTTGGCTCTCAATAAAGTCATTGTTAAGTCATTAGACCCTCCCATAAGAATGTTCTCATCGGAAGCAGTAAGATAACCAACTTTAATCGCTTTCTTTTTATTTTTGTAAAATACTCCTTGTGAAGGTAGTTGAACCACGTCGTGTGGTAGTGTAAAATTTTCTTGACCGTAGTCTCTTGCTTGATTTTCCATATAAAAAAATAACCGTAAAGTTTATTAGCTTTACGGTTAAATATAATTACGTATAATTTTATGTAAATAGTATTAGTATACTAACACACATCTATCCATTCTTAAAGAAGCTGTGATATCAGCCAACGCATCTTGACTATAAGATAACGAACCAAAGTTTACATCAGTTAAGAAAGTTCCATAGAGAATCCATTTCTCAACAACAACTCCTGTAGGGTCTAACATTTCAAGGTCGATATCTTTTTTGTAACCTGCAGCATAACCCATACGACCTGTCACCGATTCAGCGTGTAAACGAACCCACTCCATAAGAGCTTGAGCTGCTGATGGTCCAATAGGGTCACGGAACTTAACACTAATTGGGTCCCAGTTAAATCTACCTGCTACGAATGTAGATGTATTTAAAAATTGTATTTCAGTTGCACCAATCTTGATAGACGGTCTTGAAGCGCTTTCAACAAACCATTCGTTGATACCTAAACTTGACGGAAACCTTAAAATGAAACGGTTCTGGCGTTTCGGTTCGTAAGGTATCGGCATTTTCATTAATAAATCAGCCATGTTATTTTAATTTTTTTTTGTTTTTTTTTTGTTGTTTATATCCTATAAATATAGTCTTGTTAAAAAATTTTTCTCTTTACTTTTATTTTGTCGAGATTATAATCTACTTATATTCCTTTTTAACGCCTCCAGCAGTAGAATAAGTCTTAACTATATTATCTGGTTTATCTTTAAAGTGTTTACTCATTACTTCTACATTTCTAACATCATCATCTGAGAATCCAATACTAGGTTGCTCTGGTACAAAGTTATTTGATACATCATTTTTAATAAATGCTTTCTTATTTAATAAATTTGCCATTCCTTTAATATAGGAAACAAAATCCTCCATCGCACGAACTTTAGCTTCTTCAGGGTTGGCAGCTCCTTCTTCATCTCCGAAAGACACTGGATGATATTTGTTGAGTTCTAAATACGACTTGATTAATTCATCGTCAGTCATATCGTCCTCATCTACAAACGTCCTGTATTTTTTAAGGTTCTTAACTAGTTGGTCTTTATCTATACCATTAAATCCGTCAATAATATAATTGTAAACGGCTTGTTTTAAAGTGTTGGGGTTGTGACCTCTTGCGGTAATGATTGAAAAAATTGACCCGTTATTAATCGCTTCTTTAAAGTCATTAAATGCTGGTCCAAGTTTTGCTCTCATCGCATCAACTAAGAAATCTTTATCACCCGCAGTTCTGAAGTTTCTAAAAGGGTCTTCTCCAAACCCTACAATAGTGTCTCCATTATACTCAAAATCTTCTTTTCCAATTTTACCTCTGTATTCCGCAAAATCATCTGTACTCATACCAACTTCATCACCATCTTCAGTTTTTAACATTATCTTTGTTGGCATATGAACAATGTTATCATCCCAATCAAATGCATAATACTTCATATCTGGTGTTCCTTCACCTTTAAATCCCTCTCTAAGTTGTCTTTTCATACTTGGCAAATAAAGGGGGTATGATTAGTACCCCCGTTAAGTTTATTAAATATTCTCAAACGAAGCTCCTGTTGGAGTGATGAAGAATTCAATATCGATGAATTCTAATGCCTTCGTAGGTTTTAAGTAAATTTTACCTGTTAATGTGTTTCTGTCTAAGTCTTCAGGTGAAGATGAAACAGTTACACGGAAATCGTATAAACCTCTATCTCTTCTGATTGAATCCAAGATAGGGTTAACACTATCCAAGAATTGTTGTCTAACGATTTGGTCGTTTTGTTCGAACAATAATCTTACCGCTACTGCTGAAATCAACTTACGAGCTTGAAGTAATAATCTTCTTACGTTCAATCTATTAAGTGCTGTGTCAGCGACTTGTAAAGTTTTGTTACCCCAAATTACAGTTCCAACATCAGAGAAAGTTGCGATAGGGTTAATTCTACCTTGATACAATGTATCTCTGTCAGTTTGTGTTAGTTTTTGTCTAGCTTTGATTGAGTTTACAAGACCTCTTGTGTAACCCGCAGATGCGAACCAAGGGAATGAAATGTTATCAGTCAATGCTAAGTTTCTACAAACCTCACCTGTTGGTGGTAAGTAAATTTGTGTATTGTTTACAGTATCTCTTGTTAAAATCCAAGGATAGTAAGTTGCGGTATAGTTAGAGTCGATACCTGTGTTATCCAAGTTGTCAACCGCTTCTTGTGAGTAGATAATATCCAAAGAGCTTGTCGCATCTGGTGTATACATTTGATAGTCAGGAGTAGTACAGATATAAACTGAATCTGCTCTTGAGTATTGTACCATGTCAATCGCCTCTTCCACAAGGTTAGAGTTGTTAACATAATCGATACTTGCAGTTGCAAATATGTTAATGTTTGTTGCTTCAGGGTTAGCGAACGTTAAGATACCAAGTAAGTATGCGTAGTAGTCAGTGTTTGCAAAATCCTGAGTATTGTTTTGAACAACAATTCTCTTAAACATACCGTCACCTGTTGCGGTTGGATATCTTGAAGATGGTGCAAAACCTGCTAAGAAACCTGATGCCCCCAATTGGAATCTGTCCTCGTTAGTTCTCCACTCTCTGTAGATATCCCAACCATCAAATCCACCCGCGAAACACACAGTGTACTTTCTTGAGTAAATGAAGTAGTATGGGTTTTCTTGAGTTGCAGGGTCTTCTCTAAAGTCTGCAACACCACATTCAAATGCCGTTTGACCACTTGACATTGAAGTGTTTGATATTGTTACAACCGTTGCACCTGAGTCCATGTGGAAACCTTTACTTAATACGTTCCATTTAGTTGAATCAGTTGCTAATGTCCAATTTGATTGTGGGTTTTGTTTTCCTTTATAAGTTAAGAATGATTCGTCAATACCATATTGTGTTGAGAAACCTAAATAAGTTCTTCTTACAATATCACCACCAGATTCAACAGTGTTAGAACCTCCTGTTGGAGTACCAAAAGGTGGGTTAGCAATAACTTCACCTGGATAATCATATTTAGTTTTAAACTTAGGATATGGTGATGGATAAATTGAAACATCTTCATACTCTCTTTGAGTGTAACCGTAGAATCCACAAGGGATTGCATCGATTGGTGCTTCGTCAGCCATTTCAATCATAATATATTTTGAAATCAAAGCGTATTCTCCATCTGAAGAACCAATCTTTTTAGCGATAAAGTTATTCGACGCTGGGTCTAAATTACAATTAGTATATTTTTCAATTACGATAGGATTTGCATCTGTATCAAAGAAATTTCTAACAAACACATCAAAAGACATGTTATTAAATGACAAGTTTGCAATTGAAACTTTAATTTCAGTGTTTGCAGAATCACCATCAGAAATTGATATAAATTTAAATAAGTTATAAACTTTATTACCTCTCAATTCTGAAACCAAAAATGGTGTCTCAGGTGATTGGTATCTTTCCAAATTCCAAGCAATTGACTGACTTGATTGACTTCTTGCGTCAGGTAATGCAATTAAAGTTGAATTTAAACCTCTAATATAACCTTGGTTATAAGCGTAATTCAAACTACCTTGATATGCTTCTTCAACATAAACAGGTACTTCAAATCTTGATTTTCCAAAATTATCAACACCTAAAACTTTAGTTATATATTTTGAAGATGATGCTAATAATGAAGTCTCAAAAGAGAAGGTGTCATTATCTCTTGTAACACCTGATAATAAGAAAGTAGCATATGGTGATGAAGTAATACCTGAGTATTGACCTGTACTTACCAATTGTAAATCGGTAAGACCACTTACTTGATAAACAGGACCGTGGTTTTCACTTGTAGAACTATTACTATATAATGAAATACCTCTTGAACGAAGTGTTCCAACTACCATGTTATTGAACTCTGTATATGCAGTTCCTGTGAATGTATAAGTCTCACCACTTATTGTTCCTGTGTAAACTCCTGTACCACCAGTAACTAAATTACTAACAACATAGTAGAATGAATATCCTGTGTAAGCATTTCCTGAAGAAATATCAAAGTTAGCGTAAAACCATGGGTCATTTGCTGATGAAGATAAATCATTATCGTCAAATGTATTAACACAATTGTAAGGGTCAGTAACCGCAGAGTATGTGGTAACTAAACTGTCGTAATCTGTATTAGGTATTGCACCATACACAACCGAAGTTGTTGCTGACAATGATGGTGTATCAATTATACCACCTAAGTAAGCGTTAAAGTCGGTTTGTAGTGTTGATGTAGAACCGTCATTTAATCTATATTGTGTATTTAAATTAGCCTGAACTTGTGCAGGTAATGAGGAAGTAAATTCAACAGTACTTCCTGATGAGTATCCTGTAAATGTTGCGGTGAAAGTTGTGGCGTTTGATGGGTCACCAATTGTTGTTGGGTCAACATTTGCAATTAATGATAAACTCCAAGATGGACCCGCATCATAACCTGACAATCCTAAGATTCTTGTAACAAACAATTGGTTTGATTGTTGCAAGTATGATTTAGCAATGTATGCCGCCTCATATTTTGGGATTTGAGTGTTATAAAATTTAACGGGTTCAGTTCCACCAAAATATGCTTGGAACTCGTCGTAGTTAGTTATGAATACTGGTTCGAATGCTGGACCTCTTAAAGTTTCTCCAACAAGACCTAAAGTTGTTACCCCAACACTTTGGGCTACGAATGATAGGTCGGTCTCAGATGTGTATACGCCTGGTGAAACGAATACTTTTTGATTTGCTTGTGCTGTTGCCATTATTAAATTATTCTGTTACAGATTTATTTTATTGATAAATATTCGACTTTTGATGAAAAAACTTTACTTTTGGATAAGTATTTATAAACGGTATGAAATAATTCTGCCTTTTTTCTACCCATGAAAACCAAGAAAGAAATAAAGAATATCAAAATATCCCCTGAATCACACGATATCTTAAAAAAGTACTGTGATAAGCGTGGAATTAAGATTTATAAATTTTTAGAGAATTTAATCTTTGAAAAGTGTAAAGAGAAGAAAGATATTTATGGGGAAGATTAAACTAACTTGTTTTCGTATGTTATAAGTGAGTCTTGGGTGTTATCATTCTTTGTTACTTCTATTCTTAAAATGTCGTTTGTTGTGATTTCAATTCGTTGAAGGTCACTACCATAATAATCACCATTAATATACACATCAAATGTGTCCACATTACTTGTTGAAAGTAAGTTCATATTTGCGGTAAAATCAATTCGGTCATTTAAAACAGTATTACCTGAAACAAATAAAAACGGCATTTCAAACTCATCAGGATTTTCAGGATATTTGTTCCTTCTTTGTTTTCTTGTTGAAGTATCAAGTTCAATAAGTTGAGTAACTCTTTGAATTGCGGGTTTTACTTCAAACTCATCTTCGTCAATTAAATAACCTAACATGGTAAAGTCATAACTCTGAACATAATACTTTCTTGAATCCATATTCATCTGTGATTCATCCGATACGTTGTTCATAATAATTGGAACATACTGACCCTTGATAAAAGTATATGCCTGTCTTGATGAAAAAGTTTGCATTACAATTTTATTTAATTGATTCAACTCTCTCATTCTGTTACAAATGATTTTAACTTGATAATTGATATCAACAGGAACAGGTTGTGGTATTGTGTAGATATCCATACCTTGTTCGTTTCCGTTCCATGTTGGAACTGAGGCATAATAGAATTGTTTTCTATTTGGAATAGTATATTGAAGTGATGGGTTTGTACCATACTTAACTTCAGGTGTTCTAACTACAGTAATAAATGGTGGTGCGGCATTGTAATCTAAATCCACAAACTGCCAAGTTTCCAAATACTGTGTCCAGTTTTGAGTTGTAATGATTATGTCCAACATAGGAACGACTTTACCTGCGGTTACAACTTCAAGTTCTGTCTTAACAAAATCAAGCATACCCCTATCCAAATCCGCATGTAATACAGATTTTGGTAAATAGGTTCCATCTTCTTTAATATATTGTAAAAGTTCTTCTCTACGTTCAGATAAAACTTTTTTTGGTACTAAAGGTAATGTTGGTTTAACTACTGTCCTTGGTAATGGCATTTATTCTTTTACTACAAATAGTTTATTTTGTGAATTAATCATGTCAACTTCTTGAGCTCTATAAACAGGTTCTTCACTTTGTTTATAAACAAATGAATCATATCTGTATGGATTATAAGTTACAATCATATCTGATGGTGGATTCGGAATGTCATCACAAGGATATTCACAATAATCTAATAATTTTCCAATCACAAATGCGTGAACATTTTTTGACTTTTCTGAACGAACTTTTTCTTTACCACCTTTTCTAACTCTAAACTCAACGTCACCTAATTTAACATAGTCTGCATGCATAATAACTTTACTGTTGTATGTTACAGAAAATGTGTGTTTGTGTAAATTGTAATACACCATTACTTTTTTACCCAAAAATAAATTATCGAATTGTGATTCAGTTATTATTACTTGCATTAGATTCCTTTAAATTCATTTTCACTTACCCATGTTGCTGTAATCGTTCTATAGAACGGTTTGTATCCACCATAAGTGTGTTTATTATCAGACCTAACATATCCGTCATCACTAACTGAATAATATCTAACTCTGTCTTCAGTTTCATAATATCCAATATAATCACCCATGAATATTTCAACTTCCAAGTCATCAAGTTGTTTTTGATAAATTGAAAATTTCATACTTCCTGGCTCTTGAATCTCAACTCTTGAATTACCATAAAATTTATTGGTCGGAGCCATAACTTGAACCAATCCTTTTAATTCGACAGGTGCCATAAATTGTACCCCATCTTCAACCACTTCACCGTATACATTGTCTTTCTTTGTTTTATAACGGTCAATACGATACAATACGATTGTGAAGTTCATATCACCCTCGAGCCATTCTTGACCCATACCAATATCAAGGTCAAAATCTTCACCACCGAAGAATTTACCCAATCTTGTAATTGGTACCAATTTTTCTGACGTTTGTTTCATATATTGATAAATACTTAAACTTTTACTATATTTAGTTTATAATTTAGTAATTTAAATGAGTGATGTTAGTTTAGAGTCAAAAGCGATGTCAATTCTTGAATCCTATGAGGGTGGCAACAACTATATTTTGGAATTAAAACGTAAATCACAAATCAATAAAAAGTTTTATCCGACACGAAGTCAATCAGATTACATTATCAATTTCCACAACAAACAACCAAAGGTTGCTAAGAAGTGGGTTATACTTGACGCTTACTTCGCACAGAAATTAGCTGACGACAAATTATATACCGAAATACCACAAAAGGTATGGGTTGAGAAGTTATTGGCGGATAAAGAAAAGGCTTACCACATTTGGGGTAAAGTTTTAGACAAAGAAGAATTCCACGATTTTTGGTTACCAAAGGCGGCAATCATCAAAGACAATTCAGTTAAAGATGTTGTAATTGATTATTCAAAGTATTCACATCGTCCACCACTTGACCACCAAAAAGAAGCAATTCAAAAATTGGTGGAGAATAAAAAATTCATCCTTGCCGATGATATGGGTCTTGGTAAAACAACATCGACAATCATTGCGGCATTAGAATCAGGTTCAAAAAAAGTATTAATCATTTGTCCTGCAACATTAAAGATTAACTGGAAACGTGAGATTGAAAATTATTCAGATAAATCAATCTACATTGCTGAAAGTAAAAATTTCAGTACAGAAGCTGATTTTGTTATCATAAATTATGACATTATAAAAAATTTCCATGACCCTAAAAAGAAAGATGACTCTCAAGTTCTTGCTGCCAATTTTGATTTGGTTATTATCGATGAAGCACATTATATCAAAAATGCTACAGCACAAAGGACAAAACTAATTAACGACATCGTTAAAAAAACTGAACGACTTTGGTTGTTGACGGGAACACCGATGACATCACGACCTATTGACTATTTCAACTTATTAAGTTTGATTGACTCACCTGTTGCAAAAAATTGGATGGCTTATGCTATCCGTTATTGTTCAGGATACCAATTTAATGTTGGTGGAAGAAAAGTTTGGAATGTAACGGGGGCCTCTAACCTTGAAGAATTAAGAGACCGAACTGTTGGTTTAACGTTAAGACGATTAAAAGAAAACGTTCTTGATTTACCCGACAAGATTATCACTCCCGTATATTTAAGATTGAAATCAAAATCATATGAAAATGTGATGGGTGAATACTACGATTGGTACGACAAAAACCCTGAAGAGTCCAAATCACTTACCGTACAGTTTTCAAAATTAACAAAAGTTAGACAAATCATTGCAGATGAAAAAATTGCACAAACTATTGAACTCGCTGAAAACATTCTTGAACAAGACAAGAAAGTTATTATTTTCTGTAATTTCACGGATTCATTAAATAAAATTTCCGAACACTTTGGTAAATTGGCGGTTAAACTTGATGGTTCTATGTCAAAAGTTGAACGTCAAAACTCTGTCGACCAATTTCAAGATAACCCAAAAGTTAAAGTATTTGTGGGTAATATTAAAGCCGCAGGTGTTGGTATTACATTAACCGCGGCTGAAGCGGTAATCATGAATGACTTATCATTCTTACCTTCAGACCACGCTCAAGCTGAAGACCGAGCTTATCGTTACGGTCAAAAAAATAATGTTTTGGTTTATTATCCAATATTCGAAAACACAATCGAAGGTATCATCTACGATATCTTAAACAACAAAAAACAAGTCATCGCCACCGTTATGGGAGACAACCAACATCCCGCCGATGCAGCAGAAGAAATACTACAAAGAATTAACGAACTGCGATATTAACGAATAACGGATTATTTATATATAACGGATAATCCAATACTATGAAAAAAACAGAAGAGAAAATCCAACAACTAGAGTTACAGATACTTGAAAATCACGTAACAAAAGAAAAAGAGTTGTTGATTACAGAAATGAAAAAAATCGGAATAGAGAAACTACCTTATTCCTACTCAGCCCTCAAACAGTTTATTGACCCTGAAACCATGAGTTTTCACTACAATAAACATTACAAAGGGTATGTTGATAAACTAAACGACGCATTATCAAAAAAGAAATACGGAGATTTAGATTTAGAAAAAATAATCAAAACAATCGGTCGTTTCGATAAAACAATTAGAAACAACGCAGGTGGGGCATTTAACCACGCATTGTTTTGGAATATGTTAACTCCCGAACCAAAGAAACTTACAGGCGAACTTTACAAAAAGATTACCAAACAGTGGGGGACATTTACAAACTTCAAAAAAGAATTTGAAAAAATTGCCAAAGAAAGATTTGGTTCAGGTTGGGTATGGTTAGTCTTAACCTCCAAAAATACATTGAAGATTATGTCAACTCCAAACCAAGACAATCCATTAATGAATGTGATTGAAGGTGGTGGTTTTCCATTGTTGGGGTTAGATTTGTGGGAACATGCTTATTATTTGAAGTATAGAAACAAAAGAGATGAATATATCGTAAACTTTTGGAAAGTTGTCAATTGGGATTTTGTAACTAAAATGTATGAGATGAAAGTTGAAACCAAGTTAGTTGAGTCTACCAAAATGAAACAAATCTTAAGTGAAGGTAAATCTGAAATGTGTTCTAAATCAGATAACGAATTTTATCGAATGTTATTCAATGTAAACCAAGATATTAAATGGACTTACATGAATGGTATTAATAGAATTCTTAAAGAAGTCTTTAATGATGATTATATCGACAAACCAAGTAATAACGAATTACCTGGCGTATATAATATTGAGGGACCTGGTAGGTCTGTATTAAATAAATTAAATACAAATTATACCGCATTTTGTATCCTATTAAAAGATTTAAATCAAGTAATCTCAACAATCGCAAACAAAAAACCTATTAGTTTTATGGACAAAACTCCCGCAGAACAAAAGAAAGAAGTTGAGAGATTTGTGAGAGCGTTAGACCATTTCAAATACCGAATTTTTGATAAAGAAAGTTCTACGTTACACAATCTATTGAGAACATTGACGGATAAAAATAAAGCGGGTGATAAAAGAGAACAAATTACAGCATCAATCCTTAAAAGATATTTTGGTCAAAGTGCTAAAGTTGAAATTGTTGGTGAATTAGGAAACAAAAAAGATGCAATACAAGGTGTCGATTTGGAGATATTTAAAGATGGTAAATTACACACCGCACAAGTTAAACCATTTAGAGAAATGATTGTCACTGATGATGGTATAACTTTGGAAGGTACCGCAAGTGTAAAATTATATAAAACTGATTGGATGGTATTCCAAAGGGGGAAAAACGTTTTGGTGTTTGATAAGAAACCAAAAATTGTTGATGGTAACTTTGTTTTCCCCCCTAACTCACTTTTATATAACATATAATAAACTAAAAGATATTTATTAGATATGTCAGTTATACCAGAACCAGAAAGGTCAAAAATATATACAAGGATTAAACATCTCTTGGGTGCACCATTACGTAGTGTCGAAGTCACTGACGAAATGATGGATTCTCTAATGGAATTATCCATTCAAGATTATGAACAGTATATCTTGAATTGGTTAATTGATAGTCAGTGGGTTAACTTGGTTAATCTTAACATGACTGAAAAATCTGTTGCACAAGCGTTAATCACAAGAACAATGGATTTTGAGCAACAGTTCTCATATTCATATTCTAAAATTGTTGGTCTTCAAGCTCAAGGTCCTTGGGTATTAAAGAAAGATTATATCATCCTTGAAAGGGACAAACAAAACTATGAAATACCTGCTGGTCGTGAAATCAATGAAGTTTTATGGTTTAGTAATCAACCATGGACAGCATTTGGTATGGGGGGTATTGGTGGATTTGGTGGTGTTGGTTTAGGCGCCAGTGAAGCTGGTTTTGCACAAATGGGTTATCAAGGTTCTTATTTTATGATGTCAGGTTTTGACTACTTAATAAGAATGCAAGAATCAAATATTTTAAACAGAATTCTTGGTGGTTCTTTAACTTATAGAATTACCGCACTACCTGACGGTAAAAAAGATTTACAACTTTACAATGCACCTGGTAATAACTTTAACTGGACTCAATATAGTAGTTATGTCGGTAAAGCTGTATGGTATTGGTATTATGAAACAACTCCTGACAGTAGAGCAGATTGTTTGAAGAATAACCCTGACGTAATCAAAATGCCAAACGAAGTTCCTTTAGAGGAAATGACTTGGACTGATTTAAATGTACCCGCTCAACAATGGGTGAGAAGATGGTTCACCGCATATGTTAAAGAAACATTAGGTAGAGTTAGAGGAAAATATAGTGGAAACTTAAAGGCTCCTGACTCAGAATTAACAATGGACTACACAAGTTTATTGACCGAAGGTAAAGATGAAAAAACAAAATTGATTGAGGAATTGACAGGACCTGAAGGTTGGTTAACAAGATTACGTCCTGAAAAAGTAATGGAAAAAGAAGCATTACTTGCTGAAAATCTAAATAAACAAATGAAATTCAGAGCAATGCCTCGTCAAATATACGTAATATAATTTATGGCAATTATTAGAACAATACCATCAACAAGATTGATTAATGGTGAAATCCTTGAAACATCAGAAATTTCAATAGTGTCTGAAAGAGAATATAGAACAAACGGTGAGGAATGTGTCATTATTAGAAATGTTGCAGAATCAACAGTTATTTTAGACTCAAAAACAACAGACCATGTAGTTATAAAATCAATGACTCATTTAACAATTAAACCTGATATTGGTAGAATTGATGAAGATTACGATGAAATTGTTGCTGACAAGTACGCTTGTATTGAATTTAGATTTTGTGTTGGTAACTGGTATATTTTATCTTCAGACGGACTCAAGAATTCCTAATTTTTCTTTCCAATCCTCTTCGGCAAAGTCATACATATAGTCAGGGCTTAATCCTCTTTTTTCCCAATACTTTAATTCTTGTTCGGTAACATCAAGCACATCTTCTTGTAAACTGTCTTGGTCACCATTACCTAATGGATGTCCGTTAATTAATTCACATTGTGCCTTTGTAAAGATACCTCTTTTTTCAGGGTCACTAACAATTAAGTTATTTCTAACCTCATCTTGGAATACTACCATTAATGGTTCCATTCTCTTATTGAATGTTGAGATTGCTCTTGGCACATTATAGTCACCCGTTAAGTTTGGGTTGTTTTCCAATATATCCTTACTTAACATATAACAATTAAGTTGAACCCCATCACCTTTTTTCTGAACATCACCATGAGACGCTCTTAATCCGTTATTAACATACATGATAACATCACCAAGATTTACGGCAAGATTTTCATGTAATGCAAGTTCCATGTGAGCCATACGACTCATACTATTACCTGCTTTGGTTTTTGTATTTAATCGTTTCTTATAATCATCAAGAGATAATTTAACTTTAGCTCGTTGTGCGATTTTACTTAACGGAATTTGTTTGTCAAAAATCTTTTGTAAGTATTCATAGTAATACTCAACAAACGCCTGACCATCACCTTCTAATAACATTTTAATTCCTTTATCCAAGAACTCCTCGATATAGATTGGAAGTTTCTTTGACTTGATACTATTACCTGTCAATTTGATTTTACCCTTAGCATCCATAACTGCATAGTTCTTACGAGCCAAGTTAATACATGAAGGCCAAACCCCATCCGTATCAAGTGCCATCTCACCTCTCATGAATATATCATTGTATTCTGCAACGTCAGCCTCAGGTCCATAATATTCTTTACCCAACTTAACTTTCCAATTCAATCCACGACCAACATAAACTCTGTCTTTTGCATCGTCAGGAGTAGAGAAGTTCACACCGTCCGTATCCATTACCAAAGGAACATATCCTTTTGTCATAAAGAACTTAATCATCTGACGTAGGTATTGTCTACCTGTACAAGTAATCTGTTCACCCATATACATGTCACCCCACGCAAATACCTGTGGAGCAGACAAAGCACCGAACATCGAGTTGATGAAAATCTTAATTGGTAATTGTTTATTACCATACGATTCAGATTTCTTACGGTCAGTTTCGTAATATTGTTCCGCAAGTTGTTTGTATTTGATACGAGTGTCACGGAAGTATTTTAACATTCCTTTCATTGCACCTGTTACGTCACACTTAGGGAATACATCGTGTACCAACTGAATAGATGGATACAGAGACGAGAAGTCGAGTTTAAGTACGTTCTTACTATAACCAACCTTAAGTAGTCGTGAGAGACCTCCTACGAAGTCTGTCTTACCTTGTTTTTCAGGAATCGCAAGTCCATGTTTATAAGACCAAGCCAACATCAGCATCTTCCATAAAGTTGCGGTACCCATTGTAGATACTCTCTCGTATGTTGTTGGAATCATCGCAGCAAGTAGGAACGAACCCTGATTAAACTCTTGGTCAACCTTTAAGGTTTCATCTAAGTCATCGTCAAGATACATCTCTACAATCTTGTCACCCGTAATCTTTTTGTATACGTTAGGGAACTTTGTGTCTAAGTTATCGTACGCAGGATTGTTGGCTTTCTTGTAGTTACCATTCTGAATGTTTAACCAATACTCCTCTTTGTTAAGGAACATTTTACCGATATTATCGTGGTCAATATAAACACGACTTGGTGATTCAGCGTTGATATACTTTGTAATGTATTTCAAACCTGCAGCCTTGATACTTGAGTTGATTGCTTGAGCTCTACGAACTGCGTGAATAATGTCAATTACGTTATAACCCCAAATTGAAGTTTGAGTATATGTCTCCACCTCGTTGGCAAGTTTCAACATCCCGTCTTTTCTTGTAAATGAATGTTGGGGGTGCAATGACTTACAAATCTTTTTTGGGTCAATTCCCAAAATTCTACAACGTTCAAAAATCCAATGCCAGTCAAAGTTTGCTGAATTGTAACCACCGATGATACTTGGTTTTAATTCGTTGATTACGTTGAAGAACTCTATGATTGCATTTCGTTCTTCCGATTCATCAATACATTCGATAACTCTGTGGTATCCTTTATTTGTTTTAATTCCAATCATGAAGATACGACCGTCCTGTGGTTCAAGAGAGGTCGTCTCTAAGTCATATACGAGTCGGGTTACTTCATCGTAATTCTCGAATCCCTTAAATAGTCGTTTTTCTTTTGAGATGAGGTATTGTTCTACAGGTGGAAGAATAATGATTTTATCCTTTGTCTTTTCACCCCATGGGTCACATCCACCCTCACGGAAGAATTGAATAAGTTCACGATAACCTTTAAGAGATTTAACCATAAAGGTCATACCTCTTTCTAATCGTTCATCACCATGAGTTTCCAATTTGTCAATCATGATACCATGTTTAGCCATGGCTTCTTTTTGAGCAGCTTTGGAACCACCATAAAAGTTAATATTGCGTAAATCACCTACCCAAGCGAATGGTGTAAATGTATCCTTACGGATTTCTTTTCCTTTACCAGGAATTTCTTTGATTTTATAAATGGAGTTGGATGCGTAGTCAAATTCGATTGCTACAATAAATTCTTCAGGGTCATTCCCGTGCAAGAAAGATTCAATTTCTTCGTTAGATATCATAATATTATTTCGTTGGTTTATTAGCTTTCACACCATCGTGAAATTTACCTTCGTAAATAAATATAAATGAAAAATCTATTTAATCAAATTAACAACAAGCAGTTTCTGAAATAAAACTTGGTTGAATGTTGATATACAACTCTTCTCTGATTGGAAGAATTAAATTACCTTCATCGTTCTTTATTAAGAACTGACCAACATACCTACCTGGTGTGTTTGTATCTCTTGAAGTAAATTTATAGTATATATAATATTCAGGTGTTGCGCCCAATGGTAAGATAAGTGAAACGATTTCACAAGGGGCTGACACAATTTTAGGAATTTCAGTTTCGACATCAATCATTGTGAAGAAAATAGTAGAAACTTCTAAGTCCTGCATTAGTTCTAAGTAACCCGCCCTACCATCTTTAACTACTTGCATTTTTAATACAGGTAGTGTTGCATTTTGTTTAATAAAGAATTCCATAACAATAAATATATTGTTATGACTCTTTTCTTAAACTTCTTTCGTAATGTTCAAATCTATCGTGTTCTGTTGGTGTCATAAGTAATAAACCAGGATACAATTCACCCTTCTTAACTAACTGATACATATGACTCATCCATGTCTGTTCGAATGGATGTCCCCATGTTGTGTCTAAAAACATTTTTTGGTTTCCTGTTCTTGTAACGATTTGAGGCCAATTACAATAATACACTTCACCCGTTACATATGGAATACCTTGGAATGAACTAACCGAATCATACACCGCTCTCGGAGCATTTGGGTCTAGTCCTTGAACAGGTAATCTGTCTTTACCTGGCCAATATTTTTCTCTAACACTTTGAGGTACATTATACCAAGACCATTGAGTTCCGTTATCGCCAAAAAATTCACTGTAATTTAGTTTTAAGAAATCAAAGTTTTCTTTTTTAACAATCTGTAATGTTTTTGAAAATAAATTTGGGACATATCTGTTAAAACCATTTCTACACACATCACCTTCTTTTGGATAAAAAAACATGTCATCCTCAAAAAACAAATAAAAATCCAAATCTGTTTTATTTTGGAAATGTTCTGCAATCCACTGACGACCACCACAAATCCCTAAATTATCTTTCTTAATGTGTTCAAAACCATTTTCTTCACATAATTTAGCATAATCATTAAATGTCGACTCATCACTTGAATTATCTAACAAATACTTTTTAGTTTTTAATAAATAATCTTTGTCATAAGCATTCATCGAATCAATTAAAGTTGAAAATTGTTTTGGACTATTAAATGTAATAACATATAAACCAACTTTATTAATGTCTAATGTGTTCGTTTCTTTATGAATATTTTCTGATTTAGGCTTTAGGTCATCATTTTTTAAATCTTCAAAAAATTTACCAACTAAACCATTAGATTCAATTTCAAAATAATTAACCAAATCAGAATGTTTATAACACATAATACTAAATATCGATTCTTCAGTACCCATATAACCTTCTTCTAAGGTTGATTTTAATAAACCATAATAAATCCCATTAATATCACCAATTGTATGTTTTGGTCCACCAAAGAATCCACCTCTTGCAACTTTATTGACTTTAGCACCTGCAATTGAATTTAACTTATTATACTCAAATCCGTGTATTTCATTTTCGGCATCATAAGGAAAACAAATAAAAGAAAACTTGGAGATATATTTTGATAAATTATTAAGAACTTTATCATGTGTAAAATATCCTTGGTGAACTGTATTTGTTAAACCACCGTCAATCCAAAACATGTGTTCAGAATTAAATCGGTCCATGATTTTTGCGTCATGTAATAAAAATACTTTAGACATAACTAACGGATTGTAGTTTTCTAATCTACCTTGAGTTGATTCTTTTAACCAACCTGCTAAGTTTTGCCAATTTTCATTAGTTCTGATTTTTTGAATTTTATCAAAAAACTCAGACTCTCTAAACCAAGACATTGGTCTAAGTATGAATTGGGTGTTTTCCTCACTTCGTCTTTCAAAAACAAACTTTTGAAGTTCTTCATCTCCAAAAATAATCATGTTTTCGTCACACTTCAAAAGTTGTTCAAACTTATCTAAATAATGTTGGTAAGGTCTTGACCATCCTTCGGACAATTCCCCTCGACCAATATCCCATATTCCTGTTACTAAAGTTATATTACTCATATATTCTATTAAATTCTTCTAAAATTCTAAAAAAGCTTTTATTTAATTCAAACATCTCATCTGTAACACCTGCAGGTGCGTTATCTCTACACCACCAAATATCAAAATGTTTACGTTCAAATAATTCTTTATGGTTATAATACATTAATGTCATTATATTTTCTTCGTGAGGTAAACCTTTATCCTCAGTTATTACATTTTTAGTATAAGTTTCAAATAATGTTACAATCTCGTCCCACTTATCTCTATGACCTCCAAACAATCCTCCAATAATGTGAAGGCCTCTCTCCCAATTAGTATACCACTTAGGGTCTAATGTACCTGACCAATAATTTCGGTCATTTTCTTTTCCAAGAATTAAAAATTTATCACCAGTATCTTCAATTACGTTGTTTAAAAAATTGTTGTTAAATAATGTTGATTCGTAGTATCTTTGTTCAGGATGAGTTCCTGTCAAATATTTTACAGGGATTAACCCACAATGTGATAGACCAGCATCAATCCAATAATAATAATCATAAGATTTATCTTCATTCCACCACCAATGGAATTTACTATATTGTACCTCAATACATCTATCAGATTTTTTAGTCATTTCAACATCTTTATATTGATTGATTAAATCTTTGAATTTTGTATTCGCAATATCAAACACTTGAAACTTCAATTTATCTGGTGATATACCATGTGTTTCATAAAAAAATGAGATTAATGATGGTAATTCTCTATCTGATGTGTAACATAAGAAATCGGCATTAGTCATTTTTAAGAGTGATAATAAACTATATCTATAATGACCTCCTCTACCAATTCGTCCACCATACTCAGTACCATACAAATCGCTGTATATTGATGTAATAAATTTAACTGACATATGTAAATTCTTTGTGTTGTTTATTTGTTTTTAATTCGTGTGTTAATGTACCGTGTAAATATTCTGAAGGTATTTTATATGGACTATATAGATTCCAATTATAAGTTTGGGTATAAAAATTATTGTATTGTCCTTGAGATACATCAGACCAACTACTCATTTGCGGAGCAATTGGTAATATTGGAGAATAACTTGGTTTGATGGGATAAACAAATTGATAGATATAATCGTCAATTGCATAATAACCTAAAATTTCCTGTTTTTCCATTTCCAAAACATTATCATAAATTGAATTATGATAAATCATCATGTTAGTTGCAAATATACCTCTTTCGTGTTCTTTCTTTGGTGGTAAATTTGTTATGTCTAAAAATAATGGTTGTTCTATACTACGATTAACTGGTCGATTTAATGTTGGAGAAAGATTAATAACACCAAATTCAAATTCGCCTGATTCGGTTTCAATTTTATTAATTAAATCTTTTGAGTAGGGTAAAAAAGTACAATCATCCTCAATCACCATGACCGAATCATACCTTCGTTCTTTGGCGATTTTAATGATTTGAGTATGGGATAGAGTACAACCACCATGATTATTTAAATCAACTGCTTTGAATACTTCATAATCCCATCCCATATAATCCATTTCTTTTTGGATATGTTCTAATCGGTCAGGTCGTCTTTCTAAATTAACGACAAACTTAGGGATACTCGTAATATTCATTAACTAACGTGATTGTGGGTTAATCTACCTGTGATTCTATCACACCATCCTTTAGATTCTGAGTAAGGCCATACAACCCAGTATGAAGGCATTTCATCGGTTTGGAATTCTCTCCATACTTTACAGTATTTGTCAGGGTCTCTCATAAAACCTGCAATTTCATTTTTGTCTGCATCTTTTCTAAATAAAGTTTCATCTTTATCGTTATGAAATGCAACTACCCAAAATTCATAATCTGTTTCAGGAACTTGAGAATATCCGATATCAATACAGTGTTTGAACATCATACAGAAACTATCTTTCCATTCTTGTTCTGTTTCAAAATTGTATGGGTTTGGTGGGTAATTTTTATCTAATGTGTGTTTGTCAATTGCTCTTTTTGAAAAAAGAATACCTGCGTATTTTTCATAATCAGTCAAAGTTCTAACTGGTCCAAATCCATAAGGCCCATCATGACCTTCTTGTTTTTCACCATCCATACCAAATAGTTTTCTATTTGTTAAATGCGAATGGGTATTTCGTTGACCCCAAGTTTTATCATCATCCCATTGTTTTGTTCTACCTTTACGAGTGTATTCGTGGAAAACAACAGGAATGTGTGGGTGAAACAAATCATAACCCCAAGTGTAAGCTCTTGCAGCGATTGAAATCTCTTCACCGTGGAAATAATATTCAGGGTTGTGTTGAACTTCAGTTGAAAACTCACCTAATGTAAAACAGAAGTGAGCCGAGTAGAATCTTGCGGTCACGGGTTTTTTCATTTCTTTCCATCTTGGAATTGTTTCAGGTAAGAAGAATACCGCACCTTCAGGAATGAATCGGTCAAACACCATTCTCCATGCATCTTGAGCTCTTCCTGCAGGGTCATTATCGGGGTCAAAAGAAGGAACGTAGCCCGTAAGTAGAGGCTTCTTATACCCGTCCTTCTGTAACCCCTTTATCATTTTGATAAGGATATCATCCCAATCCTTAACAAATCTCATGTGAGAATCAATTTGTAATGTGTATGTTTCACCTTTGTAAAGTTGTTGAACTTGATGTCTTGCCCAACAGACACCTTTGGCATCTTGATAAGGAATATCTAAGATTCTAAATCTTTTGTCCTTTCTATACTCATCTAAATTATCAAACCCATCTTCGTCGCTATATTGTCTTGCAATACCGATAACAAGGTTATTTGGTTTTTTGGCATTTGCCAACATGTCTTTAATTGTTGGGACCAACTGAGGGTCTCTGTAAGCCGCGATTTGAACGAAAATTTTCATGTATTATTATTTTATACATAAAAATAAAAAACCCTCCACGAAGGTGAAGGGTTTTTGAGTATATTAATTTTGTTTTTTTAGATACAAGCTGTTGGGTCGACACCCGTAACTTCACCCGCTCCTCCTGATACAAGGAATGCAGCAGTTCCGTTAGAGTAGTAACCGTTAGCAACAGGTATTGTTAACGCAGTATTAAAGTATAAGAATTCACCTGCATTTGGACCAGGTCCTCCAGCAACTGTACCGTAAATTGTGTTAGGTGCTGAAATAAAGTCGGTACATGCATCATTAGCTGTTCCTCCAGTACCTAAACTATAAGTGTAGTAACCAAATGTTGCAGTTGGTGTTGTTGTTGGGGTTGCCGTTGGTGTTTCAGTTGTAGTAACTGTTGTAGTATTTGTTGGTGTTTGAGTATTTGTTGGGGTTGCCGTTGGTGTTTCAGTATTTGTTGGTGTTGGTGTTAAAGTTTGACATAATGAGCCAAGTCCAACCGTATTACCGTTCGAATCAAGTTCAACAACATAATTACCATTTTTATAGAAACCTGTCATATCAACAGTAGGTCCTGCAGTTGCAACATTCCAAAATTCGGAACATAAATCAAACTGTGGATTATTACCGTAAATCGTTGAAGTACTATTGTATTGACCACAAGCATCATCTTGTGTCGCTCCGTAATAGACTGTAAATGAAACTCTAGCGATAGTAGGTGTAGGTGTATTAGTTGGTGTACCAGTGTTAGTAGGTGTTGGAGTTGCGTTAGGAGTACCTGTTTGAGTTTGAGTTGGAGTATTAGTTGGGGTTTCAGTATTAGTTGGTGTTACGGTTACATTAGGGGTTCCTGTTTGAGTTTGAGTTGGTGTGTTAGTAGGAGTTTCAGTATTTGTTGGTGTAGGTGTTGATGTTGGAGTTTCAGTGTTAGTCGGTGTTGGAGTGTTAGATGAAGTATTTGTTGGTGTTTGTGTATTAGTTGCAGTAACACTTGGTGTTGGTGTATTAGTTGGAGTAGTCGATGGTGTCATTGTAGGTGTTGGTGATGGGTAAACAGGTGGAAATACACCGTTATTAACCAATACTACACTACTCTGAAATAAAGGTGCAATTGAATACGTATTATTAATTAACCAAATATTTTTAGTTTGGTTTGGATTTAATTCAACTTGGTACTCCCAAAGTGAATCGTCACATCTTCTATAATTAAAGTTTATTATAGTTGAACCCGTGTTCGTCAAAGTATATTTACTACATGCCATCGTTTTATTTTCTTTTAAATATAAATACTTTAGTTTGGTGGAAATACACCATCATTTATTAAAATAACATTAGGTACGAATAACGAAGCAATAGAATAAGAGTTATCAATCAACCAAATGTTTTTTGTCTGATTTGGTTCTAGTTCAACTTGATATTCCCACATTGTGTCGTCACATCTTCTATAGTTGAAATTCACTTGAGTTGTTCCAGTGTTTGTTAGTGTGTATTTGCTACAGGCCATTTTATTTTGTGTTTAATTTTTTTATTTCTGTTATTAGCATAATACACCAAATCCAATAGTAAAACCATTTAAATCAAGTTGAACTACATAACCATTATTTTGATAGTAACCTGACATATTAATTGTTGAACTACCGTTAGGTACATTCCAAAATTGAGTTGATAAATCAAATTGTGGGTCATCACCATAAATTGTTGTTGATGGGTTTACTTGATTACAAGCGTCTAATTGAACACTACCTGGGTAAACGGTAAATGAAATTCTACTATGAGTTGGGGTAGGTGTTGGGGTTAATCCAACAGTTACACTTGGCGTTACAGTTACAGTATTTGTTGGAGTACTTGTTGGTGTTTGAGTGTTAGTAATGGTTGGTGTATTAGTTGGAGTTTCACTTGGAGTTTCTGTATTGGTCGGTGTATTAGTTGGAGTTTCCGTATTAGTCGGTGTATTAGTTGGAGTTTCCGTATTGGTCGGTGTATTAGTTGGAGTTTCAGTTGGAGTTTCAGTGTTTGTTGGTGTTGGTGTTTGAGTTTCAGTGTTTGTAGGTGTGTTAGTTGGCGTTTCCGTATTTGTTGGTGTTTGAGTCGGTGTTTCAGTTGGTGTCGGTGTATTACTTGATGTAACCGATGGTGTTGTCGTTTGAGTTGAAGTATTTGTTGGAGTTGCGGTTGGAGTTGGTAAAGGACATCCACCTAAATAAGTTGCAAAACCATCACCATCAACAATAATAACACTTTGAGCACAATAGGTTAGAGTGTCAAAAACTTCTAAGAAGAAATCGTAAGGGAATCCGTCACAATCAATACCCGCAAACGTTGTTTGATTTGTTGTTCCACCAAATAATAAATAAGTTTTACATAGTGAGTTAGTTGGTGTTTGAGTGTTAGTTGGTGTGTTAGTTGGGGTTTCTGTATTAGTTGGTGTTTGAGTAGGTGTCGATGTTGAAGTTTCAGTATTCGTAGGGGTATTAGTAGGTGTTTCAGTATTAGTAGGGGTATTAGTTGGAGTTTCAGTATTAGTAGGGGTATTAGTTGGTGTTTCGGTGTTAGTAGGTGTAATACTTGGAGTAACTGTCGGTGTTGGTGTATTACTTGCAGTTGCGGTTGGAGTTAATCCAATGGTAACGGAAGGTGTTGGTGTTAAAGTACTAGTTGGTGTTACGGTTGGTGTTTGAGTATTTGTAGGTGTTTGAGTGTTAGTTTGTGTTTGAGTCGGTGTTGCGGTTTGACTACTAGTTGGGGTTGGTGACAACCCAAATGTACTAGTTGGTGTTGGAGTTATTGTTGGCGTTGTTGTTTGTGTTACTGTTGGTGTAGGTGTTACTGTTGGTGTTGGTGCTGGTACATTTAATGAATATGTGTAACCATATGTTGGAACATAACAATCATATATACCGTAATAATAACTTGATATATAGTTAAATGGAAAAACTTGAGTACCTAAATTAATTGTACCTCCTGTATCGGGAAAATACGTAACATTTGTGGTTTGACCACTCAAATTATCACTTAAAATTCTTACACCTAACGCCATGTCAATAAATACCTATTTGTTTTGTTTTATACCTTTTAAAAAAAATTTAACCACAGATTCCTTTATTAATAATTAAAGTCCCACCAATTTGAATAAATGTTGAGCCATTTGAAATCGTAAAATTGGCGTTAATCGGCGGAATAGTTAACTGACTATTACCATAAACATGGTCACCAATCTCTAATTGACTGAATGGTTTTTCGGAATAAATAGTAACGTTAGCAGGATTACCAAAATACGTTGAACCGCAAACATCTTGATAATAACCACCAGTTCTTAAATTGGCCATATAAACAATAACAGGTGTTACCGTTGGTGTTGGAGTTTGAGTTGGAGTTACGGATGTTTGAGTTGGAGTTGGAGTTACGGATGTTTGAGTTGGAGTTGGTGTCACAGTTGGTGTTGGAGTTGTTGAAGGACATAATCCCATATTAACAACATCTAAAGGTGCTGCATAATTTTCAACATATAAATCTTTAGCGCAGACATAACTTGTTTGTAATGGTTCTACGGGACTAACACTAATAATGTCAGTACAACCTGTCCATCTATAATATCCTGTTTGGACATTATTATAATTTGTTATTCTATAGTAATTACAGTCTGTGGTGTACATTTTTATAATCCATATTTTGATTTGTCAGCATTATAGTTTTGTAAAACTTGGGTAGAGGTAAGTGATGAGTTGTATAAACGAGTTATACCAATTTTTCCATCAAACCATTGAGAAAACTCACCACCATTGTAACTGCCAATGTAAAGTGGGTTAGACGTGTTTAGTATACTTGCCAAACTATGGCTCACACTTCCTATACTTACACCATTTACAAATGTTTCAAGTGTATTAGACGCAATGTTAGTAAACACATAAACTATCTGATACCAAGTACCAATCGTCCCAACGTAGTTTGTACTATTAACAAACAATGATGAACCACTACCACTACCTGAACCTAATTGAGCGTAGTATGTGGTATTAGTTGTTCTGATACTATAACTTACATCTATAGTTAACCCTCCATTATCAAATTTTCCAAGTACAACATCATTACCTAAAACCGATTGATTAACCCACACTTCCATAGTCCAATCTCCACTTCCTGGTTCTAATAATGGATTATCGGCAACTCGAACTTGTGATGAAGTTCCATTATATGAAAAATATGGTGATGTATATGTAATACCCGACATTGAACCATTTAATCCATTTCCTGATAAATCATTAATTGTTGTACCAGTACCAGGGTAACTTGATAAATTACTTGGGTCATAATATAAAACAAGATTAGTGGTTACGGGAACTGCAGGTGTTGAGGTTGGAGTTGGACTTGAAGTTGTTGTGTTAGTTGGCGTAGAGGTATTAGTATTTGTTGGTGTTACTGTTGGCGTACTTGTTGTTGTAGGAGTTGATGTTGGTTCCACAAATCTTGGAGCCAAGTAATTGTATTGTTGTGTTATTTCAGCAAGGTTTAATTGTCTGTTATAGAAATACATGTTGGCAACATGTCCCCAAGGTTGAGCAACAATATCATTATTACCCCATCCCCAATGTGTTGTTCCACCAGCACCCTCATTAATTGTGCTTCCCACCTGTGAACCATTTATGTAGAATGTTTGAGATGTGTTTGTTCCAACTACCGCAAACTGAACCCAAACGCCAGCTGAAGATGCTACATCATATCCTGAGCTTACAAATCCTGTTGCCCAATATCCTAATGTACTTGTTCCATTAGGTATTGTAATTGGTGTGATTTTAGGAGGACCCTTTGTATAAAGTACTGTTCTAAATCCAGCATTACTAGGTATCAATCTTGCCCAAGTGATATATGTGTATCCCGAATTTGGTAATAAAGGTCCTGTTAAGTTGTAATCAACTCTATTATTTCCTGTTGTACAATCAAAACATTTTACACCATTAAGAACTGTGTAAGTTGCACCAATTAATGTATGGTCATACCCACCTGTAATATCAAAAACAGTTGTTCCTGTTCCAGGGTAACTTGAGCTTTCATATGCGTCAAGTTGAATAACCAAACCTGAAGTTACAATACTTGGTGTTGAGGATGGTGTATTGGTTGGAGTATTAGTGTTTGTTGGTGTTGGAGTAATGATTTGTGTTTCAGTTGGTGTTAATGTATTAGTTGGTGTTGAGGTTTCGGTTGGTGTATTAGTAGGAGTCTCAGTTGGTGTTGGTGTGTTAGTTGGTGTTGGTGTCTCAGTTGGAGTGTTAGTTGGTGTGACTGACGGAACAACACTACAAGAACTAAATCCGCCCATCTCAAAACCATTTGAGTCTAATTCAACAACTAACCCACTATAACTATAATATCCTGACATATCACCAATAACGGTTCCATTTGGATTATTATAGAATTGTGTATTAGTATCAAAAGATAAATTTTCGGCATATATTACTCCAATAACACCACTATCACAAGCAATATTTGCGGTTGAACCTGAAGTTATATTAAAAACATCTAAGGCATTTGTTGGGGTTGGTGTTTGTGTTTGGGTTGGTGTTTGTGTTGGAGTTTCGGTTGTAGTTGGTGTAGGAGTTTCGGTTGTTGTTGGTGTGTTTGTTGGCGTTTCTGTATTTGTCGGAGTTTGAGTTACCGTTGGTGTGTTTGTTGGCGTTTCTGTATTTGTCGGAGTTTGAGTTACCGTTGGTGTGTTTGTATTTGTCGGAGTTTGAGTTACCGTTGGTGTGTTTGTTGGCGTTTCTGTATTTGTCGGAGTTTGAGTTACCGTTGGTGTAGGGGTTAATGTTGAGGTAGGTGTTGGTGTTGGTGTAGATTGAATTAGTTCATAATACAAATCATTTGCAGGTATACTAATATATGATAAATCATTATCAGGTATTGTTATGTAATACAAATCGTTTGACGGTATTACAATTCTACAATTAAGACAATCAGGATTTAATAAATTATATGTGTCTTTTAGTATTTTAAAATTATGTTTAATTTGAGCGGCATTTAGTGGTTCGGTGTACATTCTAAACGCACTGATATCTCCAATCATACTACCACCAAACAATTCTTCTAACCTAATTTGGGTTGTTAAACCTGAATAAATTGTATTGTCTAAATCATAAGTCGTTAAACACTCAGGGTCTTGTTGATATTGAAGTCCACTTAAATCAACTGGACATCCACCTGAGAATGTTAAGTTATCGTGAAGACCTTGGGTACCACCACCAATTGAAATGTTATATCCAACACCAATTTGCTTTTCTTTTGGAGTATTCAATAATCTTGGAATGATTTCTTCAAAGTTTTCAACAACCATGAATAACTTTCCATTCACATAAAACTTAAGTGTTCCTAATCTATATTTTTGTTCTTCGGTCCACATATCTGTGAATGTCACAACTTCAGTTGAAGGTGGGTCATAAGGAGTTTCCCTTGTAATAGGAGGTTCAATTAAACTAACACTTCTACCTTCAATTGTTGCAAAATATACGTCTTTAACAAGCAGACCTAATCCACCTTTATCATATAGGTCACAAGTATCTAACCATTCATATCTTTGGAATACGGTATCAATTTGAACCCAATGTTCTACATTTGGATAAGTTGTACCCGAACAATCATCAAAGATACCTCTTGTTGAACACCATTCAGTTACCGAAGTACCTGTAACATAAGTTATACCTGTCAAACAAGTTCCAGTGCTTTCACATCCACCAGTTATTCTATATGTCTTAACACATAATCTTGGACTACCCGTATCACCACTTAATCTTAATGATAATGCATTTGAAACTTCATCATACAGTGGGTCTTTTTCAGGGTATTGTGCCGTAGTTGTACAATCACACGCACATCCACAAGTGCAATTTGTAATGGTACCACCTGATGGTTGGTATACTTGAAGACATTCTGAAGATGTGTTTGCACTACTTGCACAACCACAAGTGTGCATACAAGTTAAACCTGATGTAACCCTTGTATATCCCGAATCTTGTTTTGGACTACCGTCGGCATAATGATAAAATTTGTTTTCAGCTCTTGCTCCCATATAAAAGAATGTTCCTTTATTATTAGGGTACCTTGCATTTAGACCAACTGAAGTATCACCAGTCCATCTATATTTTAACATGAATTCAGTTGTCCAACCTAAACTAACTCTTTCAGGGAATACTTGGTAATCATAACCCGCAATCTTATAAAATCCTTGATAAAACCCACCTTGTAGGTTTGCAACATATCCAATATCTCCACCAACATTTGTGTACGACAAATCATAAGTGTATGAGTTATCATTCCATAATCTATTTTGAGTTGTAGTAAAACCTGTAATAGGGTGAAGTTTCATCCTCCTATCATACTTGTATCTACTAAACTTATCTGTAATATTTGTGTATAACCCTGTGGTTATTTCTATAGTTTCTCCCGACATGTTTTGAACAAGTCCGTTGTCAATTCCTGTTAAACCAATATCACATAATTGAGTGACGATTGGACAAAAATTTGGGTCAGTATCCGTTGGGTTCCAATAATTTTCCGATACAATAGTATCCGCACTAAAAACACAAGGCGAAACTTGGCATAATGTGGTACCACTACTATTAAAATCAAATTTAAATGGCATTCTATTACCATCGTCTTCACCAATTAATAATGGTGAAAAAATAACTTCTTGGTCGTAATCTTTTTCATCTGAAGCAAGACATAAGTCGGTCACTTCATTGACAGGTTTTAGACCAAATCTTCTAAAATTATATTGATTAATATTTTGATATGCCATATTACAATGATAAATACCTTGTGAGCTAGTATTTATAA